CTCGGAATCTGCACCAGAAACAATTTTCTCAAGCAACTTCTTAATCTCATCAGCCGTAGGACGAACATATTTACTATCAATATCTTCAGCACCGTCAGCCAAGGATTTCTCAGCCGTAGAAAGAGAACGCTTCTTGCAGCGTAGAACTTGCAGAGTATATTCAACATTGAATGGAAGAGGGCCAGTCTTAGCACGCTTAAATACAATGTCCCAACCATTTTCATAGTCAGTAGGATCACCTAGATCCTCGGCAGCATTTAGAATCTGTTCAAATAGTTTCTTCTTAAGATTAAGAACTTTGACTTTTCCATCAGAGGGATCAATACAGTTAATACTATATGCCCAAGAGCACTTCTTATCGGGGAAAAACTCAGGAACATGGTCTACTTCGAGATTATTAAACTTCTCTGCTTGGCGATCAAAAGCCAAACATTCCACAGGAATATCTTTACCGTTAGTACCTTTTAGCCAATATACATAGCGTGGAAGAACTCCACCAATAATACGTACTACATTTTCACCGTCTTTATACTCGTATGCATCAATAGACTTCTTCTGAGCCTTGCCTTTAGTTTCGCCAAATTTTAGAGCCATTTATAATTCCTCGTATTTAAAATAAATTTCGTTTTTAGTTACTTTAAGTAATGGATTGTGACTTATACTGCTTAGGTCTACATCTGGATAGTATGATAGCGGTAAAGTTTTTACTCCATATAGTTTATAATGTGAATAATCTCGTCTTGCAGCCAGTAATAAGTATTGATATATGTATAAAATATCGTTTCGCTTATCTTCTAAGATTAAGTCTGGATGAAGAAGAAAACTATTCCCTTTTAATCTGTTTTTTAGACCATATTTAAGAATCTTATTATCTCTAAATCGTCTTAATAGGTCTATCGTTAAGAACGGATCGCCTTTCGATTCCTTCAGTAAGTTAATCCAATTAAAGAAAAGCATAATTCCCCATTCATAAATAATATTATACCATTAATCAAAAACAAATTCAAGTCAAAATTTCTACTGCTATAGCGTTTCTACTTTCCAACCTTTTTCTAAATAGAAAGCTAATCTTTTATTATTTTGACGAACTTCAGTTGGCCCCGAAAATTGCATATCAATAACTACTGGATCCAATTTACCGGGACTTAGACGTTGAATTCTTCCTATAATCTGCTCAAGGGTAGGTTCACTAGCTAAAGGTACTGCTAGTATAACGCAACTTAAGCAATTCAATGAAATTCCTTCTGAAAATATCTGACGTGATCCGCATAGGATATC